GTGCTAGTTAGCACATGTGCGACGCCTTAGGAAATCTGAATATGTTCACCCAGAACAGAAACGGCGATCTGGCCCTTCCAACCTTCATACGAATCATGTCGAACCCCATTCTGCCGCCCTTCGCTCCTGCTCCCGCCCCTTCCGCTGTTGACGAAATGCCGTCATCGTTCCTGGCTCCCGGCCCCAAGCTGTTGGAGTTCAAGGCGAAGCGGAATGACGTGGTGTATATAACGGGGGCGCTGATGCGGTGCGACATGAAGTTCGAGAAGTCGTTCTTCCTGAAGCCCGAGCTCTGTGCTGATGAGACTGTACGAAAGGGGCTTAAGGGCTTCATGGCGTCCGCGCGCAAGGAGCCCTTGGTCCTGCGAGTGAGGTCGAAGATCGCCTACGACGTCGGCAAGTTGATGTTCCCGCTGCTGCCCTCTCAGGGTGTTGGCAGCAAGGCGTCCGTGAGGGCGTCGATTGAGGACAAATTCTTTGCGTCGGCGGGCGCGGCGGCCTCGCTCGGGCGGCTGAACCAGTACTACCCAGGCCCCAACGACAAGATTGCCTTGGCCCCCACGAAGGTGGAGGCCATGGAGGCTTTGCGTCGCTGTGGGCTCGACCGTTCTGGTGAGCTGCCGCACAACCTCAGGCCGTTCCCTCTGCTTCACGTGGAGGGGGTGGACAACATTGGAGCTAACCCCAAGGCCGACAACGGCTTTCCGGTCCTGAAGAAGTTCAGCGACGATTTTGCTCGCGAGCTTGTTTACAAGATCGCGCAGTCGATGCGCGCTGAGCTGGACCGTGCCCGGACCCATCCGGGGGGGATCGCGGCGTGGAAGGAGGCGGCGGAGGAGCAGCGTCCCTATTTGGTGGCGCTGCAGGGGAAGACGAAGTCAGATTACTACTCGACTAAGAAGTTGCAGGAGCTGCAGTTGCGCTTCTACAACGTCTTTCCGAAGCAGGTGATTCTCAACATGCAGATCGCCACGCAGCCGTTCGAGCGTCTGGCGAAGAACATCTCACACGGGCCGGAGTTCCGCTCTGTTATAGGCTCTAGCCTGTACCAGGGGGGGGCCGACGCGCTTGTGGATGCGCTGGAGGACCAGCTGAGGGAGTCGGAGATGGCGTACCTGCATTGCGGGGACGACAGCTTCGTGGCGGTGAAGGGCGTGTCCATAACGGGCGCGCCTGTGATCTACCTTTTCGCCCTCGACTGCTCGTCGTTCGACCTTACGCAGCACCGCGACGCGACGCTTCAGATTCACGAAGCGCTGCGCCAGGAGCTGGGCAGGTTCGACAAGACGGCTGCGGACCTTTGGTTCGAGTTCGCGCGTAGCCGGCTGGTGGTCACGGCCGGCACGCTGGTCATGAAGTGGAGACACGGAGGACCCTCTGGGATGCCGCTACAGAGTAAAGTGAATGACATGCTCATGGAGGTCTTTCTGGCGCGCCTGAAGAAGGCCGTCGAAGGGCACCTGACGAGCGTGCGCGATGAGGAGTGGTGGAATGTGATGATTCAGAAGAAGGGCAAGGAGTTGGGCCTGGTGGTGCGGGTGGAGCAGTTTTCTATGATTGCTGCTTCGACCGTGCGCGAGGCTCTGCGCATTACCCCCTTTCTCTTCATTGGCTACTACTTCCACATGAGGGGGGACCGGGTGGCTCCCTGCACCGACGTGCCCCGCACGATGGCGCAGATGCCGTACCCGTCGCAGAGGTGGGAAGGAAAAGATGAGGATTTTGCAGTGCGAGAGGCGATTCGCCTCGGCTCGATGTATATGAGCGCCGGAGTGCCAACCCTGGCCCTGGAGCCAGCGTTTGAGGCCTGGCGCCTGGAGGTCGTGAAGCTTCTTCGGAAGACTCTCGACGAGAAGGGCGACATGGCCAGTGATAAGCTGGCGTGGGCTTTGGGCCAAGGCGTTTTCGGTCCCAACATCGCGCGCTCGTTGAGCGGGCTGCTGCGCGTGCTGGAGGATGGGACTGAGGCGGGGTGGATGAAACCCCCCGCCCCACTCCCAGGCTCCAGTACAATGATCGCC